CGTACAGATTACCAATCAGACCTGACTCAACGCCACGGCCTCCAACAAAGTCAGAAGACACGTAACGATCAATGCCCATGATTGACTTACGAACAGCAGGAGGAATTACGAGAACTCGTCCGTCCATAGGTACGTCAGCATCGTCCATCAGCTTGATAGCCTCACGGAAGCCAAGGTCAGTGAAGTTGTCACCAGAGGTTACAGTGTCAACAGCGTAAGCCGCAAGGCCAGAAGAGGCATTGAAGTAGTAGCTGTTGCTGTTTACCCAGTTAGCGCCCGTGTTGGCAGGAGAAGCAGTACGAGTACCGTCACCAAAGCCAGTAGCGGCGTTAATCAGGTCAGTGTCAACTTGCAGAGCCAGTTGGTAGCCAGCGTCTTCAGTGTAGAACTGTCGCAGAGAAGACAGAGCCTGTACTTCTACGATGTCCTCAATCAGACGAGAGTACTCAAAGTGACGGTCAACAGTGACAGTCAACTCTGACTCAAGGTTAGCCTGAATAGTTACCGCAACAGCTTCTGCCTTAGCGTTAGCTGATCCACGGATGGGCTTAGGAATGTGAATAACGTCACCCTTCTTGCCAGTCATCGACAGACGCTTGACAAGGGGAGCCATCTTCAGGTTCTTTTGGTAAGCGGCGATGATTTCATCGGACCAGATTTCGGGGATAAAAGTACCCGCCGCAGTTTTGTCTACTACAGCATTAGCTGTAAAATATGCACCAGAGGTTTCACCAGCCATTTTAATTCTCCTTAAATGTTAGGCTAGCGTACACGACCCTCTGCGTATGCTTTCAGTAATTCGTCTGAAAGACTTTGGTAACGCTCTGGGTCTGTTCGCATAAGTTTAATAATGTCAGCACGACGATAAACTTTCTTGCGTGATCCCTCCGCTGTTCCACGAGCGTTGCCTGTACTGGCTGACTTCAGGGTGTTCTTACGTGCCTGTTTTTCAACGTTGGCGGTCTGCTGTGCTACTGATGCCCTCTCTTTCCAGAGATTAAACAGTTCGTCAGCCGCATCGTAATCGTACCCTTGGTCTGCCTGAACAAACAACTGTGTTCGGACTTTTGACCCCTTGATCCAATCAGCAAACTTAGGATCTTGCAGTATACTCTCCATATCAGGGTGCTTGGATTTCAACTGTGAAAGAGTAGCCTGTTGTTTAGCCTGTTGTGTGTAAGCCTGTGCTTCTTTGATCTTAGGGTGGTTGTCTATAGCTCTGTTAACAGCGTTTTGTGGATCTACAAAGAAATCTACGTCATCGTCTTCTTGTTGCTGTTGTTGAGGTGCTTGTTGGTTTGAGAGTTGTGTCTGAATGTAGTTGTCAACGACTTTCCGAAGTTCACCCACTTCCGTACTCTGTTTGCCTGAAAACTTCTCAAGCTCTTGGTGCATCTGTACAAGATCTTCGACAGACTTACCACGGTACTTTTCCGGTATTTCTGGTTCTTGAGGTTGTTCCTCTTCAGGAGTCTCAATAGAATTTGTGGCTAGTTCTTCAGTTGTTTCCGTTGGTTCCTCTTCAGGACGCTCATCAAGTAATTGTGCTCGTGACATAATGTAAACTTACCCCGCCTATTATTATTAAGGTTATGGAGGATTAAAATGGGAAGTGACCTAAAACTAGGATTCCCGACTAGATCGCCCAGCTTGCTCGTGTTCACGTACCCACTTCATGTGTCTACCGGGAAAGTCCCCAGAAGCACCGTCGAGGATGTGTTGAGTAGCTGATACGATTTTTGTAGCGTTGGCTCCACATCCGCACCTACTGGACGTAGTACCGCTCTCTACAAATTCTTCAAAGGTATGTCCGTTTGTACAGCGAAAATCAAATACTTTAATCATCGCTAGTAAACTCTTCGTAGTTGTTATTTGTAGCAGCTTCAAAGTTAATTAGATAAGCTAGTACGTTTAGTTGTCCTTTACGTACGTACAAATCGTTACTATCTTTGGTTGCTTCTACACTGTTAATTACGAGAGCATTTTGTTTTAGTTCTTCGATTAACTGCTTCCAACCGGGGTTGTTAAACAGGTCAAAGTAACATTCGTAGTACTTTTGTGTATCTTGATCCATAAGAGGTCTCTTAGATTATCTCTCTATTTACTATATATTATACCATAAAAAAACTGAAATGTCAAGTCTTTTTTCTGGTGGTATTTTTACGTCTTTTGCCTGATGCTGTTACTGCGTGTTTAATCCTGGCTGGTCCTCTAGGCATTGTTATTTACCCTTTGGCTTTTTCTTTTTGCCTTTGTTATACATTTGCTTTCTCCTTTGCTTTTTTGGACAAATCCTTGTAGTGGTACAGCTTTACAGAGGTTTTGCTGTGGGTTTTACCTGTGTGAAGTGAACCATCAGGCATCTTGTGCGTGTTCCCTGACCACAAAGTTCCGTCACGCTTGTAGTGTTTCATGTTTTTAGCCATGTTACCATTTAACCTTGTTTGCCCAATAAGCCGCAGAGCATTTGCCTTTGGCTATGTTTTTAGCGTGACGAGCCTTAAAGGACTTACGCCTCGCCTTTTCCTTAGCAGTCTTAGGACTCTTTCCAGCACCGCTGACTCCTTGTTGTCCGAATCGAATAGTCTTAACTTTACCGTCTTCACATTTAGCCACAACTACGTGTGACTTCGTTGGGTGATTAGGCGTCCGCTTTGGCTTGTTGTACCCGCTTACCCCTGCTCGTGCTAGTCTTGGATCCTTTTCCTTGCTCATTGATTAGCGCCTCCAGTTGGTCCACCTTGGCTTGCAGGACTTCCAATTTGTCGAACTGATCTTTGAACGCTTGGTTGATTTGGTCTAGGAACTTGGTCATTTCTACTTGTGTCATTAGCATTGGTACGTTTACCCTCTATTTGTCGTTCTTTGAGAAGTCGGTCAGCTACTTGTATACGTCGCTCAAACTCTTTGTCTTCTTGATCTCCTTCTTTAAGATTTCTAGTAATTGCGTTAATCTTGTCAATTTCTAGTTCTTCAGGAGCAAGTTGAGTTTCCATAGCGTACTTAGCCGCTCTAGCTTGCGACTCGGCAGCTTGTGCAGCCAAAGCAGCAGTTTGACTTTGCTGGAACTCAAGCTGTGCTTGTTGTGCCATCATAGCCATTTGTTGCGCTTGTGGGTTAGGCTGTGCTGCTTGTTGCATTGTAGCAATTAACTGTTCACGGTTGCTGAGATTCATGTTGTCAATAATACTTTGAATCAAAACACTGTACAAAGGACTGTCTTGTTGCATAGTCTGCAACAGTTGCACAAGTTGAGTAACCTCGTATTCACGAGCAATGATACCCAGAGTACTCGTAGCGTTGAACTTATAGTCAGCTACTGGGTAGTTTTCAGGGTCAAACTGCATGTATCTGTGTGCAGCTTTGGTTACAAAAGGAAGTAAAAAAGACTGTTGGAAGTTTATAAGAGTACGCTTATGACGCTTAATAATAGCACCAAGAGACATACTAATACCAGCAGCGGTTGCTTCGCCATTGACTTGTCCCGCAATGCCAGCGGAATCCACGGCTCCAGTTGCTTGTTGCACCATTTGTTGAAGGCTAGCGGCTTGTGCAAAAGTGATTTGCCCCACTTGCCCAAAGTTGAAAGGTTGAAGTACTTCACGGGGATCTCCATTAGTAAGTATCATCTTGCCGGGGCGAACTTCTGGTTTAGCGCCTCTAGGCAACCTAGTCGCATCAATCGCCAGCATCGGATGAATAGTAAGTGACAGTGCGTCAATGCGCGCGCGTAGTTCTGTATCTAGCGCCTTCTGGCTGTTGTAGCCTTTTTCGCATACTCCTCTGCCCCAGAAACGTCCGGGTACTATGTCCCAAGGAAACGCTACTACAGGTCTATCGTTCATCATGTACGGGTTAGCTTCAGCTTTAAGCAGTGTACCGCCGTTAGCAATAACTACAATAGCTTCTACGTACATTGAAGTGTCTTCTACATCTACTCCTTCAGCCTCTAGCAACTCGCGTGGAACAAGACCGTAGTACTTTGTAAGACGTACTTTGTCGTCGTTGTACAGCGTAAGGTCTTGGTCAGGCTCTAGGTCGCTGTCGGGCGCAGCAGACTCGATGTAAGCGTCCCTGTAGATGTTTTGTTCTTGCAGTAGTTCTACACTGTGCTTGGACACAAACTCGTCTACAGCAACACCCATAGCTTCCTCGATAGACGTAGCTACAGGGTCAATAAGAAAGTTTTGTGGTAACACTGGCTTAAGTTTAACTACAACTCTGTCGGTTACGTTTACGCCTACCGCTTGTAGTTGTCCGTCCATAATTGGTTCAGTTGCAGGAGCCATCTCTTTTATTTCTTCGATAACAACTTCACCAATGCCCGTGCCAAAAACAGCAGCGTTAATCAAGCATTCTGCAACTGCTTTTCGCACTTTGCAAGATTCAAAGTCTTCTGTTAACTTGTTTCGGAGGTACGCAACATCTTGACTGTCTTGATCACCAAAGTTATCTTTAATGTCAAACCATTTACCTCTACCGAACGTGGCTTCCTCTAACTCCGCTACGTTAGACTCTACAGCCTGCTGAAGCGCAGGAGAGATAATTCGAGAACGCTCTGACGCTCTTTCGGAGTCAGCAGGATCCCATTGACCTCGCCATAGCCTATAGTATTCTTCGAACCGTTGTTCGTAGTTTGATTCATAGTGATCTCTCCAGTTTTCACACTTGGTCATCACCCACTTTTCCAGAGACTCCTCAATCATCAAGGGGTCTGGGCTGTAAATTTCTTCTGCCATTTTAGGCTCCTTAAAGTACGGCAACAGTGTACCCTAGTGTAAAAAACACTACAGCACTGATTGCGTATATTCCGTAGGTATTGAGCGGTCTGAAAACTTTCATTATCTGGAAGTATCCTTAATTATTAATCGTTCCATACAGGCGATGTTTTGCCAATATCATCACCTAAATAATTGGGAGTTTCTTTGCTTGTCCAATCAGCTTTTGAACGACTATAAGCCCCAATATTAAAATCAGAACTTTTTTCAGAAGGAGTTGGTTTTTTTGTAAGCATTTTTTTGTTGTTAATGGTGCTTCCAGATCGTTGTCTTTGTGTTTCTTTTTTTAATGCGCTTTGAGCCGCAACTTCTTTTTCTGAAGCAACACGATTTCTTGCTGATTTTTTTCTGTATTCTTCTATAGTTTTTTTATCTTGTTGTTCTCTAGCTTTTCTTGCGTTTTCTCTGATTTTTTTTCGATCTGTCATAATCAATATCCTGCTACTACGTCTAGTATTTTGTGGTCATCTATTTCAAAATCGTAGCTGTAAGCTACCTTAGCCAACTGGTCTATGTACGCTAGAGCGTCAACCAAGTCATCGTGGGTTAAAACATCAGGAAACTGGAACAACTGGTCCAAGAACCTAGCGTTCCACTCTCCTTTTTTCAAAGTTACGTATCCGTTCTCAAAACGCCCCTGTAAGGCCCACATAACCCTGTCAGTCTTCTTCTTGTTACCGTGGGTTAACTCTTCTACCCTAAAAAACTGCCCGTATCGCTTCATCAGGTCCATCAGAGGACTCATTACAGCTTGCTTGGCAATCCCTCGTTCAATACCAACGCTAACGGGTCTGTAGTCTCTAACGGCCTGAAATATCTTGGTGGCAGTCTCGTTAAGCTCCCACCGCCCATGTATAATGTTATCAACGTACCAACCATCAGTACCAACTTTAACGACAGCGATTGCGGTTTCATCTAGTTTAGTGTTTTTTGTCCGTTTTTTGTTTACGTCCTCAAAGCCAGCCAAGTCAACTGCGATGTAGTAGTCGCCTTCTTCTGGCTCTTCTCCGAACTTGACCCAATCTTCTCTGAACATTTCGGAGCCTCTGGCTTCAAACGAGGCCATGAACTCTTGTCTAAAGGCGTAACTCGACATTGATTTCTTTGCCATGTCGATTTCAGTCGGGTCCAAGATTGGATTGTCGTAGCTGGTGAAATGCCAGCCCCTGTAAGTCTCATCGTCACCTAACTCTGCGTACTTGTACAATTCGTAGAAGTGGTTCCTGCCCATAGGCGTACCTATGAACAACGCTGATCCCTTCTGGTCAGCCAGTGCTGGACGAAGAATCTGTTCCCATACGTCAGGCTTCATGTCTGCGTACTCGTCCATCACGAGAAACTTCAAGGACACACCACGCATTGTCTCTGGCCTGTCGGCTCCCTTGAGACTAATCGTGGCCCCGTTGACCAGCCTGATCTGGAGGTTGTTGATGTGACTTCCAGATATAACAGGGTGTCCTAGCTCCAACAGGGTTTGCCACATGATGTCACGGGCTTGCCCTTGGGTGGGCGCAACGTAAAAAACGTGTCCTTTGTCGGACTGTAG